AGAATCACCATCCTTCCGTGCTTATATTGTAATCGAAATAAGCACGGTAGTCAAGTAAAATCAAACGAGTATGCTTATTTCATATTTAATATATGCACGCTCGTCGAGTTTTATTCTGTCAAAATTTGTCAAAATCACTTTGCGAGGCCAGCTCTTTGTACGGATAATCGTCGTTCTGCCGCTCCGTGAACATATCATTGACCAACCCGATGGTCAGCAGGTCGAGGTCGGCGATGCTGATACCGAGCTGTACACAACGCAGCAGAAAGAGCGGGGTGGTCATTTCCCGCTCACTTTTGCGAGGTTTTTTCTGGATTCCACCTCCGTCTGCACATTCAGACCCCACAGTTCGATCAGCTGGGGCAGGATCTGGTAGATGGAGAAGGTGTTGAACTGGTCCAGGAACTCCTCCGGGCTGTCCGGCACATTCGCTGGATCTGCATGACGGGCCATCAGCCATGCCAGATCCTCGAACATTTCCAGACTGAACAGGTCGAGGTTGGAATTGTCCTCATCGTTCTCCCCCACGCTCTTTTCCAGCTGGCGCAGGTCTTTATAAATGTCACGGCCGAACTTGATGCGGTACAGGCGAGGCACGGCGGCACTTGCCTTAAAGGTGACTTCCTTGCCATCAATCTCGATTTTCTTTGTAACTGCCATAATCGTAATCCTCCATAAATCTCATGTAAAATTGGCAGAGCTGAAGCCCTGCCGTATATCGTGTTTCTTACTCTGCCGGGTCAATGCTCACCAGTGCATTACTGCCGCTCACAGTGGGCAGCTTGCCGTCCCACTTCTGGATCTTCTGGTACTCGATCAGCGTATCGGACAGACTTTCTGCCAGTTTACGGTTTGCCTCGGCCTGTGCTTCTGCGGCAATGGAAGTCTTCTGGGCTTCCGCCTCTGCATTGGTGATCGCCACCTGCTTATCCGCTTCTGCTTTGGCAATGGCGGCTTCATTCTCGATCTTCTGCTTATCTGCGTTCTGCTGTGCAATGGACTTCTGCTGGATGGCTTCGTTATAGGCATCCTCGAAATTCATGTCGTTGATGACGACCTTGTTCACAAACACAACATCGTCGCCATATTTCTGCACAAGGGATTCTGCCAGCTTCTGCTGTGCCAGAGGCTCGATCTTGGTGCGGTTGGTTACCTCATTGGGACCAAGTTCAGCCATCGCAGACTTGATTGCCGATGCCACCAGCTCATCACCGACCAGATTCTTGATGTCGGACACATTCGCATACAACCATGCACTCTTCTCAGGAAGCACCTGATAGGTCACGATCACATCAGCGGCATACACAGGGGTCTTGTCGGAGGCTTCTCCCCAGACCTGTGCTTCGATGTGCTTATCCTGCTGCTTGTTGTTGACCTTGTGGATGCTCTGCACAAAAGGAATGCAGAAGTTGAGCTTTCCGCTCTGGATGGTGGTCTCCTGGATCTGACCGAAGCTGGTCTTCACGCCTGTGTAGCCGGTAGGGATGATGTGGAACGAGCAGATTGCCAGTACCAGAACGATGATCACTGCGAACAAAGGAAAAATCTTCTTCATAATCGTATACCTCTTTATAATAATGTAAGCAGAGCCGAAGCCCTGCGGTGTGTGTCGGTCACTTAGCCCTGCGGCTCCTCGGTGTGGCTGGTGTCTTCGGTGTCCACAGCTTCTGCCTGCGGCTCGTAGACCGCATCGTACCACTTGTTATAGACATCATCGGTGGTGTTGGTGCCGGTCTTTGCCTTGACATAACCGTTTGCCAGAGGGGTTGCCTGCAGGTTCAGGGTGTCCGTCTTGACTTCCTTGCTGTCCTCATTGGTCTCACCCTCGATGGACGGACGGCTTGCCACACAGTTGTACAGCACATGACGGATGTGGCGCTGGTCGCCATCAAACTCGAACAGGAAGGCGAAATGCTCCAGTTCCACATTGGCGTTCTCAGCAAGCACGCCGTTTCCATCCAGCTCCTCGTGCATGATGTCCGTAAGGAAGCTCTCCGGGATCAGCGCGATCTCCAGATCACCCTCGTAGCCGGAGTTGTTATTCACGACATAGTAGGCGATGTTGTCCGCATAGAACGGCTCGATCTCGCCATTGGCATCCATAGAAAGACTGACTGCACCGGGGATGCGGACCGGCTTTGCATAGGTGACACTGCCATCTTCGTCAAAGGTTGCCTTGGCATAATGGCAGTTTTTCAGGCCAAATTTGACCTTATTGCTTTGCTTCGACATAGATTATTCCTCCTATCGCCCTGCGGCCGGCTTATACGGTCAGCTCATACAGGACTTCATACATCTTTTCGGTTTCGATCCAGACCTCACTTTTCTCATAGTAGAGTTCGTGTGCGTTCAGGACTTCTTCAATATTTGCTTCCATATCCGGGTCTTTGTAATCGGTGTACACCTCGATGTCCAGCCGGTTAAAGTGGTGGTACACAAGGTTATCCGCACCGAAATTCTCTGCTTTCGGATACAGGAAACAGATAAACGGTGGATCAGGGCTCTCCCCTTCTGCGAAATGGTCATACGCATAAGGAAGTCCCATCTCCTCCACCAGAGCTTTTACTTCTTCGTGGGTCATTGGTTCCTCCTTACTTTAGTGCCTTTTCGATGAGAGACTGGAGCTGCTCGATACCTGCCTGTTCAGCCGGAGCAATATGGGGTCTTCCTGCCACACGACCACCGCCGCGCTTGGCGTGTCCCTTTTCCAACAGATGTGCCAGCTGGTAGCGGTTCTTGGAATGCACCACCATCTGAAGGCTCTGGCTGGATTCGGACTGTTTGGTCGCCACCCAGCTTCCTTTGTATGCGCCTGTCCGGGACGGTGCATTGGAAGAAATCTGGTCTTTGACCGTTTTGGCAGATTTGCGGACTGCCTTCTTGACTTCGGTGGAAGCAAGGGTCGCATATTCTTTTAATCCCTCGTTGATGGCATCTGCCATCTCATCGATGCTGACGGTTCTGCTCATCCGGCTACCTCCTCTCCAGTCTGCAATGAATCTTCAGGATCTTCTTCTGATAGTTCATCGGGTCAACAGATTCGATATTGTAGAGCTGCTCCCGGAAGCGGATGCGGAAACCAGTGGAAGTCAGACCTCTCGTCTCACTGCACCAGCGAACCGTAAACACCACGCTCTTCTGTTCGGCTGTGACCTCACCCTCTTCTTCCTGAGCCTGATAGGTCGAAGCGTAGGCAAAGCAGGTGAAATATTCCTCCCATGTGTTCCGATGGTTTCCGACCTTATCGGTCACGACCATACTTTTCTCAATCGTGATCCGCTCATTCAGTTTCTCGATCATCAGAACACCCCCTCCCTCACAGCAAACAGAATGGAACGAAGCGTCAGCATCAGCTGCTTATGGTCAGCTTCGTCCCGGTGCTCATAGAGATACCCCAGTGCATACAGAATCGCCACACGGCAGGTGCTGCGCAGGGCTTCCAGTTCCCTTGTGGGCTGTACTCCGTTCTCGGCATCCCGGTCAGCGGCATTGACTGCCTCCCACTGGTCTTCCGATAAACGGCCCACGTCCTTACACATCTGCTCCGCAGAAGATAAAAGGATGCCGATCAGGGCATCCTCATCACTGCTGTCCACGCGGAGATAGGTCTTCGCTTCGTAAAGCGGGATCAGTGCCATAACCGGCTCCTCCTTTCCTGGCTTTCTTAGCCCTGCGGTGCCATCTGCAGAAGCTGTACGGCTTCCGGCAGGATCAGCTTGCCATCCACACGCTGGGTGGTCAGGAAACCGACCTGATCAGTACGGGCATACAGCTCGTTCAGACGGCGGAAGGTGCGGTTCTGGCGGTCAGCCACCCAGTAGTAGCTGTAATCGCCAAAGGCCATGACCTTGCTGCCACCCTTGATTTCCGGCATGAAGGCAGAAGTCTTCAGCGGACGGTTCAGCAAGGTATCAGGCTTACCAATCTCCAGACCCGGCTTCCAGATATAGTTGCCGTTGTTGTCCTTGATGGTCATCAGCTGCATCACCAGAGCTTCGTTGCAGAGGAACTGTGCCTTCTTGCGGTACGGAGCCTTCAGTGCATAGTAGAGCTTGAAGATCTCATCGAAGGTAACGGCATCCTTCTGGGCAGCGGTCACACCGACCTTGGCACCGCCAGTCTCAGCCAGCAGCCCCAGAGGCTTGCCCACACCGTCACCGGTGATAAAGGCGCGCTCCTCTGCGTTGCCCATACGCACACCGAAACGGCGGGCAATATAGGTGGCGAGGTCGAAAGCGGAGTCGTTCAGCAGCTCATTGGAGATCTTGATCATAGTGCCCAGCTTGTACGCAGACAGCATGGTCTGACCGAAGGTGGTATCGCTCTCCGGGATCTCCTCACCCTCATCGATCCAGCTTGCCTCACCGGTATCCTCTGCGATGGGGATTTTACGGGTGCCGGAGCTGGTGCGGATGACGGTCGCCAGACCACGGAAGATGTTGTTCTCCTCCAGTGCCTCCACCAGCTTCTTCTCGAACTCATCGGGAACGGTAAAGCCGCCCTCGGTGTCCTCACCCACAGAGAGGGCATTGCGGACCTCGCCGTAATGGCCGCGGTTGCGGATCATGTTCCAGAAGTTCTCGGCATACTCGGCAGTGGCGGTCGGCTTGACATCCTTCTTGGCACCGTTCTTCGGGTCAGCGTGGACAGGACTGGAAGTCGGTGCGGACAGCTGTGCCTCGATCTGTGCCTGCTGCTCCAGACGCTCAATCTCTGCACCCAGGTCCTTGACCTCCTGTGCCATCTTGTTGTACTGCTCCACGGCCTCAGCCTTTACCAGACCGTTCTCGCCGCGGTTCTTCTCCAGAAAGTCCTTGGTCTGCTCCCAGAGAGTGTTGCGCTTGGTGCGCAGTTCCAGAATCTTACTCATAGTGTTTTTCCTCCATAGATTGATTTGTGGTGATATGAAAAACAGCCTGAATGCACATCACTTCATGCACTCAAGCTGCTTCATCAGGATATTGTAGGGGATACTGCCATCCTCGGTCTTGCCGTCCATGTCAAGGACAGGGCCGGAATTAGCAGGTGGTTCTGCCGGAGGGGTCGGCTCTGCGGACGGTTTCGGGTCAGTAGGCGGCTCCTTCGGCTCAGTGTGTTTCTGACCCACATCTTCTGGTTTCACACCCAGACGGTTCAGGACGATTAAATCCATCTGACGGCTGGAGAAAAGGTGCCCTGCCGTATCCTTCTGGAACGGCTTCTTTTCTTCGCCCTCGCCCGGTTCACTGTTGGGGTCTTCTTCCGGATTCTCCGGGTCTGCCGGGTCACTGTCCGGTTCTTCCTCTTTCTTTGCAAAGAGGATCTCGTCTGCAAAGCCCAGCTCCACCGCCTTCTTCGCATTCATCCAGGTCTCATTGCTCATGAGGTTGGCGATACGGGCATGGCTGAGTCCACTCTTTGCAGCATAGGCATTGATGATGCTCTCCTTGACTTCGGTTAGCACCTCGATGGCTTTCTCCATGTCCTTGGTATTGCCCATCGCAACGGTGCTGGGGTCATGGATCATCAGCATGGCAACAGGACTCATCTGGACAGTATCACCGGCCATTGCCACAACAGATGCCGCAGATGCCGCAATCGCATCGATCTTGACCGTGATGCTGCCCTTGTAGTCCTTAAGCATGGTATAGATCTCGGCAGCGGCGAACACATTGCCGCCCGGAGAGTTGATCCAGACGGTCACATCCCCCTCACCGGATTCCAGCTCATCCCGGAACATCTGCGGCGTGATCTCATCACCCCAGAACGATTCCTCATCGATGGGGCCTTCCAGCCGGAGGATTCTGGTATCGTCACTGTTTTTGATCCAGTTCCAGAATTTCTTCATCGGGTTCTCCTTCCATTTTTCCGTGGCTTACTCTCACTCAGCCGGTTATCGCTGTTAGGTTCTTCTTCCGGATCTTGTTCCTCCGGCTGTGTCTGCTTGGGCTGATTCTGCTGGACAGCGGCAGCTTTATTCTGCTGTGCCACTCCTGCATCTTTCAGCTTCACATAGCCGCCGTTCAGGTAGTAGTCGTCACCGCCCTCCTCTGCCGGGATGAGATCCATGTTCTCCAGACGATGCACATCATTCGGAGAGAGGAAGCCGTTACTGATGCCGGTCGCATAGCCGTTCATCCGGCTCTGGTAGTCGCCACGGAGCAGACCGTCCACATTGAATTTCGGGAAGTAGGTATCCTGCTCCTCCTCCAGCAGCAGATCCTTGATGATGCCCTGCTCGATGCGGACAAGCCACGGGGTCAGGGAGTGCATCACGAAGTTCAGCGACTGGTATTCAATGTTGGAGAATGTGGCTCTGGACAGATCGGCTACCAGATGCGGAGGCACACGGAAGATGCGGCAGATCTCCGTCACAGAAAACTGCTTCGTTTCAAGGAACTGACTGTCCTCCGGTGGCAGAGAGATCGGTTTGTAGGCCATGCCCTCTTCCAGCACAGCCACGCGATGGGCATTGGCTGCACCGCCATATGCTGCTTCCCAGTTATCCCGGACACGATTCGGGTCTTTTAAGACACCGGGGTGTTCCAGTACACCACTGGGCTGTGCGCCATTCTTGAAGAAGGACGAGCCATACTTGTCCACCGCAATGGAAGTGCCGAGGCTGTTCTTCATCATGGCGATCGGTGAGAAACCGATCAGACCATTGAATCCAAGTCCCGGCACATGAAAGATCTCGTCCCGGCGGAAGTAGATGTCCTTGTTCTGCTCTCCCGGAACTTCATCCGTGTATGCGTGGTAGATATAGTAGAGCTCGCCACTTTCATCTCGGTCGACTTCGACATTTTCCGGTAAAAGAGGATACAGCCCCAGCACCGTGTTCTTACCATCCCGGACGATCTGTGCGTAGGCGTTGCCCCAAAGGAGCAGGTGGGTCATCAGTGTCTCCCAGAAGACAAAGGATGTCATCTCCGGGTTGGGCTGGCGGTATAAAATCTTGTACAGCGGATGATCCCGCGCCTTTTCCTTGTTGCCATTATCGTCTGTCACCCGGTAGAGATGCAGCGGCAGTGCTGCAATGGACTCCGCCAGCAGACGGACACAGGCATACACAGTTGGGATCTGCATGGCGGCTTTCTCATCCACCTGCTCCCCGGCATTGGAACGGCCAAACACAAAGGTCTGCCCGGAATCGCGGACGTTATCCGTGACCTGCGGCAGACCTTCTTTTGGCTGTTCTGTTTTGGGAGAATCCCTTGGGTTCTCAAACCCCATCCATTCCCAGAATCCCATTAAGCCTTATCTCCTTTCTCCAGTTCCGGCAGACCGGCAAGGCTGGTACCAAGGGACGCAACACCTGCCACGATCACTGCACTGCCGACTGCAACCCAGTCCACCGTGCCGCCGGGCATCTGTGTCACGACCAGAGCCGCACCGGTCTGGAACATTGTCTTTGCAGCACGGATGCCGGCTGCCTTCCACCATTCTGCACTCATCAGATACTTCATTGTGTTTTCCTCCAAATCTTCATATCAAAAAACGATCATGTCACGTTCGTCGTAGACGCTTCCCTGCTGCTGTCCTTCATTTCGGATACAGCGGTCCAGTGCCATGATCGCAGCGACGATACCATCGATCTTCTCCGGCGACTTCGCCTTGGTCGGCTTGATGTTGCCAGCCGGGTCGGTATCCACGACCACATTCCCCGCCATCCATGCCATGACCGGATTGCCGCCGTGGATGATCCTGCCTTCCATCAGGAGCTTGTAAAACTCCTTGGTAGGCGGGCTCATATCTTTGAAGCCCTGACCGAAAGGAATGACTGTGAAGCCCATCCCCTCAAGGTTCTGGGTCATCTGCACCGCTCCCCATCGGTCAAAGGCAATCTCCAAAATGTGATAAGTCTTGCCCAGTTCCTCGATGACTTTTTCGATAAAGCCGTAGTGGATGACATTTCCCTCGGTCGCCATCAGGTAGCCCTGCTGATACCAGACATCATACGGAACGGATGCCCTGCGCACACGCTGGGGAATCGTATCCTCCGGTATCCAGAAGAACGGAAGCATGATGTATTTCTCCTCTGGAACTCTGGGCGGGAACATCAACACAAAAGCCGTGATGTCTCCGGTGCTGGACAAGTCCAGTCCGCCATAACAGTCACGACCTTTGAGGGCTTCCATATCAATAGGCTGGTTGCCGAGATTATAGATGTGTTCCGGGATGAACCTGGTCAACGAAGACACCCACATATTCAGACGGAGCTGCTTGAACACGTTCTCCTCTGCCGGGTTATCCAGTGCTTCCTGGTACGCATCCCGGACACGCTGGATCTGGATGGTCTGGCCCAATGAGGGGTTTGCCTTATACCAGTTGGCTTCATCGTGCCAGTCATCTTCATCCGTCAATCCATAGACCACGGGGTAAAATGTGTGGTCGATCTTACGGCCAGCCAGCAGGTCAAGCGCCTTCATGTGCAGCTCGTAGCAGATGCTCTCCTTGTCCGTGCCGGCCGTGGTGATCAAGAAGAACAACGGCTGCTCACGGGCATCACCGGAACCTTTGGTTAGGACATCGTAGAGTTTTCGGTTTGGCTGGGCATGAACCTCATCCAGAACAAGACCTGACACGTTCAGGCCGTGCTTCGTGCCTACTTCGGCAGACAGGACTTGATAAAATCCTGCGTTCCCATAGTTCACGATTCGCTTGGTGGCTGCCATGATCTTGCACCGTTTCAAAAGTGCCGGGGTCATCTGCACCATCTGATGGGCGACATCAAAAACGATGGATGCCTGCTGGCGGTCAGCTGCAGCACCATAGACTTCGGCAGATGGCTCGTTATCGGCAAAAAGCAGATACAAGGCCACCGCAGCGGCAAGCTCGGATTTGCCATTTTTCTTACCGATTTCGACATAAGCCGTGCGGAACTGACGGTTTCCTCTCTCGTCCACGATACCGAACACATCCCGGATGATCTGCTCCTGCCAAGGAAGCAGCCAGAACCGCTTGCCTGCCCATTTGCCTTTGGTATGACGCAGGTTTTCAATAAAGGTCACTGCCCGGTCTGCTTTTGTCGCATCGTAGTGGCAGGTCGGAAGCATGAACCGGCTGGGTTTGTAGTCCTTCAGTTTCGGATAATTTTTTGGTCTACACTCTGCCATCAGCTTCCACCTCCTCCCAGCAGATTCTCCATCTCATCAGCTGCATCCGCGGGACCACCGTCCGAAGCAATGATCCGGCTTCGGGAGGACGGGGTCAGACCGAACTGCTCTGCGAACTTATTCATGATCTTCAGATAGGTCTGGGCGATAGATACCTGCGGCACTTGCTGCCAATACCCGGACGGGGTCTTGACGATAGTGCCATGCTGGGTGATGAACTCCTCTGCCTCCTTCCACCGGGCATACGCCTGACAGTAACCGGCGAAGGCCGCCATATCCACCTCGGTCAGGATGCCGATGGCTTCCATCTGTTTGGCAAGTCTGCGCCATTCTTTCTTTGCTTCCGGCTCCAGCCACTTTGGACAGGCCGGTGCTTTCTTGTTGGGCTTCGGTTCGCTGGTATTCAGCGGATGCTTGCCCGGATTGCCTTCCAGTTCCTTCATGGCGGTCGGCTTTGGTTTTCTGCCTCTGGTAGCCATTGGCTTCCCCTCCCTTCTGTAAAAATGGGTAAAGAAAAAGGACCTCCGAAGAAGTCCTTGAAATATCATTTTCCCTAATGGGAAACTTTTCAACATAAGCAGCAAATAGTTTCCCGTTTCGGCAATTTTATATAAAACACATCGGATACGAGGCACAGCCCCTTTTCGGGGCGTATACCTTTTAGGTGCTGTTATGCGTTGGGGTTGGCTTCCTTCCAAGCCTCGTATTCGTCGACCAGCTCCGCTTCCTCGATGACCTGCCAGACGCTGCAGAAGCGGCTTCTCTGCTGCTCGATCTCCGCTTCCGTCCAATCTTCCGGCTTGCGGCTCATGTCGTGGTAGGCATCCATCTCCGCTTTCGTCCGGAAGAAAAGGATCTGCTTCAGCTTCAGCGTTTCCTCGTTGTTCCGCAGGCTGTACCGCTTGTCCTCTGCCGCCCTGCAAAGGCTTCCGAGGTCGTTGCAGCTGAGGGTCATGTCCTGCTTGAAGGCGATCTCGATGCCGATCAGTTTCTTCTCGGTGTCGGCTTCCTGAATGTTCTTAAGGTAGGTTTTTGCTTTGTTCGTCATGGTCTGTATCCTCCGTGTGTTTTGTTTTCCGTAGGGCTTTTCCCTTCGTTGTGACTGTATATTACCGTCACTGCCGGATACTATCAAGCGGCTATGCTGCACGATCATACACACCTCTTTTTGTCAGATTTATGTGTATTTTCACGCCGGAAGAATCCGCCACTACGAGCAAAAGCTCCCGAAGGAGCTCTGCCCTTTTTCAGTGTGCGTTCTTGATGCACCACTCGATCGCGTGTCCGGCATCCGTGTAGGTCTCATCGGAAATCTTCAGAAGTTCCAGTCGGCACTCAATCGGTGACCAGCCTTCCTCTGGGTCTTCCACAAAGCCGTATACCGCTCCTTCCAGCATGCCGTTCCAGTTCATCTGGGCAACCAGAACCCGGTCACCGAACTGCATGATGCTGTCGTAGCAAGGTCTGAGTCGGTCGTAGAAGCTCTCGATGCTGATGTTGTTTTCCGGGAAGTCGATCAAATGCTTTTTCATAGTGAATTCCTCCGTGTTTTCGTTTTTCCCTTGGGGCTTTCCCCTTTCGGTATGTGCATATTACCGTCAGGTGCAGAGGATAGCAAGCGGCTAAAGTACACGATCTTCTGCCCGGAATACCGGACAGAATGTACATCACTCTGCATCCTGCTCCATGAGTTCCACAATGGTGTCGTAGAAGAACTGCGGGGCATATGCCAGCGGTTCCCGTCCGGCATCCTTGTCCATCCTTATCTGGTCTTCCACCATATCCTCGGCATCCTCCAGCGTGAAGGCATCCTTATCGCTATCATCCATGTGGTTGTAGATTTCCACGATGACATCCATCATCCGCTCTTCCATGTGCTTTTCCTCCTGGCGCACTCACGCCGCTACATCTGCCCCTGTGTGGGGCGTTGTCGGTTCATTCGGATCGTTTTGCCACCCGTGGCACAAGCCCCTGTGTGGGGCTGTGTCGGGGGCTGTCGGTTTATCTGGTCATCCGTCCCAGCAGGTAGGCTTCCTCCATTGCTTTCTGGATGCCCCAGACCGGAACCTCAATGAAATCCTCGCTGTCATTGTCGCGGGCTTCGAGGTCGCCCCGGCTGTCTACCGCTGCCATCAGGCGCTTGGCGATCTCCAACAGGGCTTTTTCCTCTTCCTTGGTGATGTTCTTCTTCATGGTGGTTTCCTCCGTTTTTCTTGGTTTTCCGTTTCGGTATGTGCATATTACCGTCTATGTCACACACTATCAAGCGGCTATACTACACAAAGATAGCCACCCGGAACTGTGCGTATTATGGCAGAAGAAAAGGGCCGCCGTTTCCGGCAAGCCCCATGTGTTTCTCTGGCTTAGTAGTCTTCGTCCTCGTAATCTTCCTCTTCGTCCCAGTCATCTTCCTCCTCATCCCAGCTGTCATCCTGGTCTTCTTCCTCATCTTTGAAGTCCCACATATCTTCAGTCGGCTGGTTTCTAAGGTCTGGGTTCTGCTCGACATAGTCGGCAACCGCTCCGCAAAGGATGTCCAGGACCTTTTCGTAGGCTTCCTCGCTGTAGACTGCCCATGCATCTGCAGTCAGCTTTGCGATTTTGTCGTTGCCCTTGACTCCAAGGAACCGTCCTGCAGGGTTGCAGGTTTCCTTTCCGTAGCCGATGCCCAGCTGGTCGCCGTCGTTGTAAAAGCGGTATCCGATGCGGCTCATTGCCCTTACCAGCTCCCCTGCGAGGCTGTCTGCCTTGCCCGTCTCCGGTACCAGTTCCTTGAAAAGTTTATTGATGCGTTCTTCGTTCTTCGTCATTGTCGTATCCTCCGTTTTGTTGTTTTCCCCTTTCGGTGACTGTATATTACCGTCACCTCGGAGCACTATCAAGCGGCTAAACTACACGATCATCAAGCCCTATAATTGTCATATTTATGTGCTTTTCATGCCGGCTTTCGGAAGACAGACACGAGCAAAAGGCTGGTCATTTCCAGCCCCTTGCGCCTGTCGGTCTTGCCTTTAGCGGATGATTTCAAGGTAGCTTACGTTGTCCCAGCAGTCCGTTCCCTTGAAGCGGATGCGATTTTCGTTCTCCCTGTCGAGGGTGAATTTCCGCAGGAGCTTCATCTTCTGGATGCGGTTCAGAAGGTCCTTGCCGTTCTTCGCATCCTCAACGGCATCCCTGATCTCGACCACCGCGCTGTCGCTTCCGTACCAGAGGTTGCTGAGTGCCTCTGGGATTCCGTTTGCAAGGTAAAGGTTGATTTTTGTGTAGGTCATGTTTTTTGTTCCCCTTTCGTTTTGGTAGCTGTATATTACCGTCACTGCCGGACACTATCAAGCGGCTAAAGTACACGATCATCTGCACCCTGATCTGGTGGATTTATGTGTTTATCCAGGGAGGTTTCCCTCCCCGTTTTTCTTAGCTGATCATCTCTGCTGTGTCATCGTCGATCCAGAGGTGCATGCCGTCTGCTTCCATGATTGCATGGTCTTCATGAACCTCGGTGATGATCCCCTCCCGGCTTCCGCTTCCATCAAATTCGTTCCAGTGCCATGTTGTCTTTCTTCCTTTTTCCCATGTTCTCCAATCAGCCATTCTGCTGTCCTCCTTTGCTTTTTGTAGCTGTATATTACCGTCACTGCCCTGTGATAGCAAGGCCATAAAACGTCATATTATCAACGATCTTCGCCCCTCATGTTTGGTACATATATGACCCCTGATTGACTTGCTATATATGTGTTTCTGCGGCATTATACACACAACGAAAGCAAAGAAAACCAAACCAAAAACGGAGGACAAAAACCATGAAAAAGACCATCACAGAAGTTGAAACCGCAATCGAAAGCCGCATCGCAGCGCTTGAAGAAGAATACGAGCTGGACATTTACGACCGCAACGACATCCGAGAAGAAGAATACCAGAAAGCCGGATGGCGGCACGACCCTTTCCCAGAGGAGCTTGAGGAAGAAGACGAAGAAGAGGAAGATGATTGGCACTACCACAGCATGGAGGAACGACTGAACGAGGTCGGCATGAGCATGAGGGATTTCTTCTAAGGAATCCCCCAGAGGCTCCCCAGCAGAGGCTGGGGCTCTGCCTCGTATCCCCGGTTTTGGTTTGGTATGATACACAAAACCGCTGCCAGATGTTTGTGTACATTATGGCGGCGGTTCTCCTTGCTATCGTTGCTTTCCAGAGGTAATATACAGTAAACTGGAAGGGGGTTCTCATTCTTTTGAGGCCCCCATTTTCCGTCTAATCGGCTTCGCCCTGTATTGCCTGATGCATCACTCTGCGGTTATGCGCTCTGGCTTTCTTTTTCAGGTCCCTTTTCCATCTGCGGATGGTCACCGCCTTGCAGTGATTTCTCGACCATTCGTATTCATCCAGAATGTATCTGCCGCCGTGTTCCCTGCCGCCGTGTTCCCTCTCGCCATAAGCAGGCATCTTTCTGTGTCCCATAGGCTCCTCCTGTTAAACCAAGCCCTCCCGGTCTTTTCTGGCCGAGATGGTATTTTTCTGATTGTGCTATCTTATTTCGGCTTCGTTCCGTCATCCATCTGAATGACTGCCATCTGCCCGAACATGCTGACGAATGCCTCCGGCACCCAGAATCGTTCCCTGAATTTCTGGATGAGGTCCTGGGGCAGCTCTGCGAAATCTTCCTCGCCCAATCCGCAGATGAAGAAGTTTCCCTTGATGGGCTGCTCCAGTTCCGGGATGTATCTGCTGAATGACTTCTCAGTGAACAGCCCATTGTCATCGGTGACCAAGGCGGCGCGTTCTTCCCACGGGTATGTGGCTGTGATGCAGTCGCAGTCGAGGATGCGGTAGAACTCTTTCAGGGAGTTTTCAATGTCCACCACCTGCGGATGCTCCATCGGTTTGATCAGAAGAACTTTCATTCGACCCAGCCCCCTTTCACGATTGCCCAGTCTGCAAGCTGCATCTTCTGCTGTCCACCCCATGCAATGTCCTCTAACGCTTCCTCCGTTCCGCAGCGGTTGCAGATCTGGATGTCCGCCCTTCGGCTGAGTGCCTGTTGCTGATGGTCGTAGCAGTCGGGCTTTGCTCCGCACCTAGGGCAACGTGGGCCGGTCTGTCGCGTTTTACCAAGGCGGTCGAGCGACACCTTGACCTCGGCTTCCGAAGCCACACGGTGGCAACTGTCCGCGCCGTAGGCAACGTTCAGATGACTTCCGGTATCCCAGCTCACTAAGATGTTTCCGGCATCATCGACCCCGTTGCAGGTTCCCTGCGTTCCGATGGACGGTGCCTGCCTGTCATCCATCTCATCGAGGACAATCCGGCATCCGACCGGGAACTCTTTTCTCAACTTCTTGACCGTTTTCTGATCTGCGAAATTCATGCCTGCACCTCCTTGATCATCTTCTGGGCGGCATCCTTATCCATGCATTCCTTCAGCGCACCTTCGAGGATGTGCATCGGGAAGTGGAATGCCTTGTAGCCGTCATGCAAAACTTTGTAGTAATACCGGCTCGGTGCGCGGTGTCCGAAGTCGTTCTCCATGATGTAGACCATTGCGGTCACCATCTCCGGCTCTGCCCCTTCCCGGAGCAGTTCGATATTCAGGTCTTCCTTGCGGTAGTAGTTCGGGTAGCCCTCATAGAGGTCGAGGTTTCCTTCGTCCCTTTCCGAGATCTCCCACACCAGAACCGGCGTGTTCTTCTTCGGGTTCGGTGCGATGGTGGCGCAACCGCGGAACAAAAGCTCCCAGCCGGCCAGCACCGCCTGCCCTGCAATTTTTGCATCCGGACACCGGTATGCCATCTGCTCCACCGACAGGTTGCTGCCGTAGGCGATGTAGTATTTCTTGTTCTTCATTTAAATCTCTCCCTTCGGTTTTCTCCGCTCTTGTCTGGCGGTATGGTATATATCACTCTTCTGCCCTGATTTATCAAGGCCGATGAGCATCATATACTGCACAATGTTTTTTCCCTGTGATCGTGTACTCTTACATCATCTGCTGCTTCTTCAGATACCGGACGGCTTCCGCCCTTCCGATACTGGCGGCCAGTCCACGCTTCAGTGTGTCCAGCGGAAATTCCCAGTCGCTATATCCGCCACGCAGCAGTTCAAAATACTCGGCATCCGGGCAGCCAAGCCGCCGGTCCTCGTGCATCACATAAGCGATGCAGGGCGTTGCCTTTTTCATGCGGTTCCCGTTCAGGTTCCAGACCGGAAGCTGAAACTGTTTCTTGTAGTAGTATCTTGGGCAGCCCTCGTACCGGTCCAGCAGGAGCTCATCATATTCCGAGAGCTTCCAGACCACTGCCGGTACGCTTTCATTGGCGTCCTGCTCAATGGTGGCATAGCAGCCGGTCTTGCTCTTTTTGAACAGAAGCCGGTAGCCCTTGATCTCGGTCGTGCCGACCACCACAGCATAGGGGCATCTCTTTCCCATCCGCTCCATGTCGAGGTTGCTTCCGTAGGCAAGATAATATCTGGATGGGCTTCGGCTGATCAATTCAAACATCCGCCTCACCGTCCTCCCTGCCAGTGAATTCCACGCCCTGGAAATCCTCTGTCCCAAGCTCAATCTGGCTGTCCTGCCACCAGTCCTCTGCCACTCGCTGGGCTTCCTCCACGGTCGGCTCTTTCATTTCGGATTCATAAACGGTCACCGTTCTCTGGTAGGTCTCGGTGATGGTCACCTTAAAGGTCCTGCCGCCCGGTGTGCTTTCATTTTTTAACGTGCTTTTCATAAACCTGCACCTCCTTCTACCACCTCAAGGGCGGTTGCCCGCCCAAAAGGTGCCCGTGCATCCCGGCTTATTTGTTCCGCCAGGCTGCGTTTCCCTCCATGTTCCGCAGAAGGATCTCCCTTGCCGTTGCGAATTCATCCCCGATGAATCCCAGCCTCAGCATCCAGCACCGCATCGCGTACTTTTCGTTGTCGGTCTGCTGGGGCTTCGGGCTTGCCGTTCTGACCATCTTGGCAAGCTGGCTCATTGCGAGGCAAAGCTGGATGTAGGCTTTCATCTCACCGGCGTGCAGCCCGTTACGCTTTCCGTCCGCTGGGTCTGCGAATTGGAAAAGTCGGAATTCAATGGTCCCTTTTGTAAAGGTGGCATGGAGGTTCAGCATATGGTATCGGCTTGAATTGTAGTGGGCATTCCGGTTTTCCCAGCTGGAACCGTTGCCTTCGTACCAGATGTCTTCCAGCTTGCGCATGGTGGTCGGCTTCTCGCGGTTCAGCCGGTCGAGGAAGCGGTGGTCGACCACCCGGCAGTATTGTCCGGTGCGCCCTGCATCGATCCGGATGGCTCTGCCGATCTGCTGTTCGTGCGCTGCCATGATGTTCACAAGGTTGCGGATGGTCTTTGCGGTATGGTCGCCTTTGCCGATGTGGATGTGGACCCCGCATCCGCGGCTTGGGCTGCTCTTTGCTCCTGCCTTGCGGAGCAGCCGGATAATCTCCTGCAGGGATTCGATGTCGTCGTAGGTGAGGATCGGGGTGACCAGTTCGCATTTTTCTGCGTCCGGTCCGTAGATGCTCACATCCCTCTGGAATTTCCAAACCCTGCCCTGTCCGTCCTTGCAAGCCCAGCTGTAATATCCGTACTCGCTGGCGGCGTTCCATGCTCTGGTTCCGAAGTACTCGGCAACCTTTCTTGCCGCTTTTTCTCTGGTGATATTGTTCATCTCGATCTCAACTCCGATGGTCTGGTTTTTCATGGCTTCAATCTGCTCTCTTGTTTTATCGTTCATGGTATGTTCTCCTTTGTTTTTTCCTTGTTTTCCCTTTCGGTATGTGCATATTACCGTCAGGTGCGGATAATAGCAAGGATATAAAAGAACATATATTCGACAAATATGAGGCAGAATGATCGTGTACATTTCTGCGGTTTATCTGCTTGATAATGTACATTTTCAGAGTTAATATCGGTACAATGGAAGAGGGTCTCACTTATTTTCCGGCCCCCATTGGGGGCTTGGGAGCTTACGCTCCCGCCTCCAGCATCTGCGCCGTATTCGCCCCACAGTCGGGCTGTGTCGACTGGGCTGCATCCTGTGCGGCCGTTTCCCCAGTGGCAGGATCGCCGTTCTGTGCCGCCTGTTTCGCGGCTTTCAGGGCATCCCGTTTTGCCTTTTCCCTTGCAAGGAACTTCTGTGCTTCCTCATCCGTGCGGAAAGCCGCATGGCCGGAAAGATTCTCCATGAGGATCTTGCGGGTCTCTTTGAAATCCGGACCGTTCATCCCAAGCCGCAGGAGCCATGTGCGGAGTGCATACTTCTCATTCTCATCGTTGACATCCTTTGCCTGGATGCGCTTCTGGCTGATCGCCTGCTGGTTCATCAGAATGGCAAGGTGACCGAAAGCCGTCAGATGATCATAGTCGGAAGCCGTCGGGAATCCTGTGAAGGAAACCTTTTCTTCTGTGATCACCAGACCTTCCATCGCAGTTCCGCACTGTGCTTCGTAACTTTTAAGCGCCTCGATGAAGTTTGCCACCGTGTAGGTGCAACTGTCATCCCGCAGTGTTTCGACCAGGTCAGTTTCCACATGGAAGTGCCCACCCGTTGCCTTGCTGATGAGTCGGCCCCGGCTGTAGATGAGGTTGACCAGATTGCGAAGGCTCACGCCGTTATGCTGGCTGGTGGGAAAAGCAAGTTCCAGATCCAGCGGCACTTCTTCCGGCTGGTCTTCTGCTTCCGGCTGCTCTTCGCTTTCCGATTCCTCTGCATCTGGCTCATCCTCTGTTGCATCATCCGGCTCCTCTTCGGCCACAGACTCATCTGCTAAATTCTCGGTCGGCTCTGTGTCCTCCGGCTGGTCATCCGTGCTCTCAATGCTCTCGCCGCCGCGGATCAACCCCTCATTCAGCAGAGTCGTCAGCAGCTCGGCATCTGCATTTTCCGGCTCTACCAGAAGATTACCGTCCCGGTCGATGGTGTAGTTGCCGATGTCATAAGCATACAGCGGTGCTCTGGTGTAGTAAGGATGGATGCCCGTCAGCTCCTCCATGCGATTTGCAAGTGTCTTACGGTCGGCTATGTTCAATTCAAATTTCAACATAATTCATTGCCCCTTTCGTTTTCTTCTGTTTTTGTGCATCCCGATGTCCTTTTCGGTAGCACATATATCACTCTGAACCGGTCAAATAGCAAGGCCATTTCCCAATATTCTTCATGTTCGACTAATTACACAAGGGACTGCGAAATCTGTTGTGTAAATAGGACCAATATGTAAGCCCACCATATCACCAGGTCGCTTTCTACCTAGTAATATAGCGGGCCAGTTTATTCTTCCAGACCTGCACACCATGCGATGCCGGCCAGAACAAAAAATGCGTTGGCCAGGCATATGCCGTTGCCCCAGATACGATACTCTGCCGAATCCGTATACGGGTCAGCCAGCCATTTCCGGATCTGTTTCTCCGTTTTCGGCTTCTTGGCGTGGGTCACGATCTTGCGGTGCGTTTCAAACACATCTGCCCAGAACGCCAGCTCTTCTTCGGTCGGATCTTCTGTTCCAAGGTTCCGGCACCACCAGTCCGGGAAGCCCTGCAGTCTGGCACACTCGGTCGGTGTCAAGCGGCGGACGGTATAGGTCACAGGTGCAGGCTGTGCTTCCGGGTTGTCGATGACCAGACGGTCATTGAAAGCGTCCTGCCCGTTAAAGCCGCTGGGATGTGCCCCGGTTGCCACGGTTCCCATGACACCCTCGTTCAGATGCGGCACCGGCGCGATGGTGGTCGGGTCTTTGTAGTCCCGTGCCATCAGGGTCGGTGCGACCTCTTTTGCCACCTGTATATAGGAGCCGGTGGTCATGGCATACACATCCTCCGGTGCGCAGACTGCATGGCGGTCTGTCGCGTCCAAGGTGAAGCAGACATCCTCATTGACGCCATCCCCCTGCGGACCGTTCTCATCCTTGCGGCCGATCATGTTGCCCTGCAGGACGAAGGTCTGCTGCTTCATCCCCGGCTCTGCTGCAAGTGCCACTGACTTCTCTCCCAGATCCCGGACTTCATCCCTCTGGTTCTGGGTAAAGGCGACCGGCTCTACCACACAGATACCACCCTGATTGCAGGTCGGGTCACCGCCGCTGCGATCCAGTGTCCGGGAGGTCTCCGCTTCATAGAAGCCACTATGCGGATTATCGGACATCATGGAGTGGCTGGCTTTAGAGCAGACACCGTAGCATTTCGGAACGAACAGTGTCTGGTCGTTGTTGCAGCCGAGGGTAGCTGACTTTTCTTCCTGCCAGATAGCGCCCTTGCCACCGCCTTCACACCCGGAACGGATCTTCAATGTGACCGCCGGAGAGTTTTCAACTTCTTTCACCGGGCTTTCCACTGAATTTTCAACAGCGTCCATGACCATCGGGACATTACCGCCACCCGTACCACACCGGCTTGTCAGTGTCTGTACCTTACCGTCCTCGGAAATCTTCACCCGGCTGTCCGCAGGATGATTTTCCAGTGCGATGGCGGCCGGCACGACACCAGCCCGGAGGGTCGGTGACCGTTCCTCTTCGTATCCAATGCTTCTGGCATTTGCGGAATGCTCGGTACAGAAACCAGCGGCTTCCATAACACACGGCGGATGATGTGCCTCCGCACGGAGGGTGGCTGTCACCTCTTCCGTCACATCCATCCTCTCTCCGCCCTGATCGTTCAGACAGAGCCGTCCTCCTGCTCCACTGCAGCCTGTCTCTCCAGCGCCGCTTTCAGCACCGGCGGCAGCTCTTTGCCACGCACGGAAGCCCTCCGCAGAATACCGAGACACGCCTTCGGACTCAAATAATATCTTTGGGGCACTCTGGTCTGCAAAATCTGCGACAAGGTAGATACGTTTTCTTCTTTGGGGAACGCCCCACCATTGTGCATCAAAAACTCGATACGCGACGCTCCATCCGTCTCCCACGTAGTAATCAGCGTCGGACCATCCTTTCTTCTCAGGCGCAGGCACCGAGGCGGCCGGTTCTTTAACACCGATGACGGCTTCGAGGACTGCTTTGAAGTCCTGTCCTTTGTTTGAGGAGAAGGCTCCTGGCACATTCTCCCACACGATAAATCTTGGTTTTTCTCCATTGGTCTTACACCTCATTTCCTTCACGATTCGGATTGCTTCGTAAAACAGGCTGGACCGTGAACCATCCAGACCGTCCCGCTTACCCGCGATGGACATATCCTGACAGGGACTGCCAAAGGTGATAATGTCCACGGGCGGCAGGTCTGCGCCGCTGATGGCGGATACATCTCCGTAATGCTTCACCCACGGCAGACGCTTGGTCGTGACCCGGATGGCAAACGGCTCGATTTCACTGCTCCACACCGGAGTGATCTGCCCGGTCAAAAGCCCGCCCAATGGAAAACCCCCGGAGCCATCAAAGAGGCTGCCGAGGGTCAGCTGTTTATTCTCCATCAACGACCTCCCTTTCCGGCTCGAAGGTCGCCACTTCCTCGAACTTCAGCTTCTGACTGTCACGGATGACATACACATCATCGTAGTGACCCTCGCTGTGTTCGATATAACGCTTCACGATCACATCCACGAACTTCGGGTCCAGCTCGATGCCTCGGCACACACGGTCGGTTTCTTCGCAGGCGATCAGGGTAGAACCGCTGCCAAGGAACGGATCGAGGACGATGCCGTTGGTCATGGTGGAATTTCGGATCGGATAGCTCATCAGGCCGATGGGCTTCATGGTCGGATGGTCCTTGTTGGACTTCGGCCGGTCATACTCCCAGATGGTCGTCTGCTTCCGGTCGGAATACCACTGGTGTTTCCCCTTCTGCTTCCAGCCGTAAAGACACGGCTCGTGCTGCCACTGGTAAGGACTGCGTCCCAGCACCAGAGCATTCTTCTTCCAGATACAGCACCCGGACAGATAGAACCCTGCATCCTTAAATGCCTTTCTAAAGTTCAGCCCTTCCGTATCTGCATGGAAGATATAGATGGAGCCGTCATCCGCCAGATGCCCATGCATCTGCTGGAACGCTGCCAGCAGGAACTGGTAGAATTCCGAATCGCCCATGTTGTCGTTCAGGATCTTGCCAGCCGTTTCTTCCACATCCACGTTATAAGGGGGATCGGAAAGTACCAGATTTGCCTTGGTGCCGTCCATCAGGGTATCGTAGCATTCTGGCTTGGTGGAATCGCCGCACAGAACGATGTGCTTACCCAGATGCCAGAGGTCGCCCTCTTTGGAGAAGCACGGCTGCTTCAACTCCGATTCCACATCGAAATCATCTTCCTTGACCTCTTTGCTGTGGACCTTGTTGAACAGCGTCTCGATCTCCGGCGGTTCAAACCCGGTCTTTCCAAGATCGAAGTTGGAATCCTCGATGTCCTTCAAAAGATCAGCCAGCAGGGAATCATCCCATGCACCCGTGATCTTGTTGAGTGCGATGTTCAGGGCCTTCTCCCTGGTCTTGTCGATGTCCACCACCGCGCAAGGCACTTCGGTGTAGCCCAGCTCCATCGCTACTGTCAGTCTCTGGTGACCACCAATAATCGTCATGTCGGCATTGACCACCAAAGGATCTGCGAAGCCGAACTCCGTAATGGAGTTCTTGATTTTCTCGTACTCTTTATCCCCCGGCTTCAGCTTTTTCCGGGGATTGTATGCAGCCGGCTTGAGTACGGACACCGGCAGCATCTTCAGTTCAGCAGTCGCTTTCATGTAGGTTCCTCCTAATTCAGATTCCCATGCGAATGACCCCTGAAAACGGCACGAAAAAGGAGCCGAACAAAAAGCCCGACTCCATTTCATCTCCATCTTCCTGCGGCTGTTCAGCCATCTCGCACCACTCCGGGTTTTCCCCATTCACAGATGCCAAGACCTTATCTTCCGCATCGTCAATCGCATGTACACAGATACCCCCGGTGTTGAACATCGGATACACACCGATAATCTTCTTACTCACTCCTGTTCGCCTCCTTCTTCCTGCCCCGGTTGGCACAAGCCCGACTGCAATATTTCCGTTCCAATCCGTACTGATGCCGGTAGGAAAACTCCCTGCCGCACACCGGACAGATCTTTGACCGCACTGTTCTCCAGTTTTCCGGCTTTGGGTGGGTGTTGTTCCACCTTGACCGGCATTCCGATGAGCAGAACTTTCTCGGTCTGCCTTTATGATTCGGCACAATGGCTGTACCGCACTGAGGGCAGAACGAAAAAGCCATGTCCCTTATCATCTCAGCCGTGTAATCATCCATCTGCCCTCACCTCACTCTCATTTTTCGCCGTTTCTTCGGCGGTTTCTTAGAAAAATCTCATAATTCATACGAAAAGCGGCGAAGTGGAAATCGGCCCCGTCCCGCCCGGTTGAATTGTTGTTGCGGCGGCCGATTCTCGCTCGCCCTCGCTCCTCCCGGAACAAGCTAAAATGTGCGAAAGCTCCCTGTTTTCGAGAAGTTTCACACACTTTGGTTCATTTCGAGGAAAAAGAATGGCACCGAAACCGAAGCTCCGATGCCTGTACATTTTCCTGTTTCATTTTGCGCCGTTAATCCTCTGACCCCCGGCCTATGAATTTTGCGGTTTTTCACAGAAAAGGGCGCACCGGTCTCCGTGTGACTTCACCGTAGAGAAGTGACCCCGGCCCCCCGGCGGGGGTGTCAGTAGGTGTAGGTCGGGTTGATGTCTTCGGTCAGCGTCTTCTTATCGTGGCAGCTCTTGCAGAGAGCCTGCCAGTTGTTCTGATCCCAGAAAAGTTTCTGGTCACCACGGTGTGGAATGATGTGATCCACCACCGTTGCCCGGACGTACTTACCCTGCTTGGCACACTGCACACACAGCGGATGGGCTTCGAGATACGACTTCCTGGCTTTCTGCCAACGTCTGTTGTATCCACGCTTTGCTGCTGGCCGGGTGGCTTCTGGGTAGAGAGGCAGGTGCTTCTCACAGTAGAGCCGGCCGGCTTCCACTAGCTCCGGACAGCCGGGGTGATGGCACGGTGTCTTTGGTCTGTACGGCATGGGTCAGTCCTCCCACGGAAGACCAGCCTTGCCGAAGTGACCGTAGGCACTGACCCTGTTGTAATCTACATCCAATAGGCCCAGCCGCTTGATGATACCCTGCGGAGTCAGGTCGTAACTGTCATGGACATAGGCTTCAATGAAGTCTAGGGACTGGTGCTCCGTACCGAAGCACTCCACTGCCACACCCACCGGCTGTACCACGCCGATGGCGTAGGCCAGCTGGACTTCGCACTTGTCAGCGTAGCCCGCCTGCACGATGTCCTTTGCAATCTTCCGCGCCATGTATGCTGCAGAGCGATCCACTTTGGTAGGGTCTTTGCCGCTCAGAGCACCGCCACCCATGCGACCGATGCCGCCGTAGGTATCGCACGCCAGCTTCCGACCGGTCACACCACAGTCGGCGTAGCTGCCGCCCAGCACGAAACGACCGGTCGGATTGACGAGCTTCGTAAAGTCACCGTCCAGACCGTATTCGCAGGCGGCCAATACCATCATGGATTCGATGATGTGCCGGAAGTCGCTGACCTCCACATCCGGGCTATGCTGCACGGAACAGAGGAAGGTGGTGATACGACCGGTGTCGTAATCGTAGCTGACCTGTGCCTTGGCATCTGCCCGGAACATCTTAGACGGATGGTTCTTCAGCAGTTGCAGGAACTTGGTAGCGACCATATACGGGATCGGCATCTGCTCTGCCGTCTCGTTGGTGGCGTAGCCATACATGATTCCCTGGTCACCGGCACCGCCCTTATCCACACCCAGTGCAATATCCGGGGACTGCTTGTCCACCAGAATGCCGATGCGAAGAAGCTCGGTCAGGTTCCAGCCCAGCTTTTCAGCACCGATGCGGTTGAACACATCGTGGACAATCTGCTGATAGTTTGGCCGGTAATCGGTGGTGACCTCGCCGGCAATAAAGAGCTGACTCTTTTTCAGCAGACACTCAATCGCCACACGGGCGTTTCTGTCATGCTGAAGAATGTCGGTCACAATGGCATCTGCAATCTGGTCACAGATCTTATCGGGATGGCCATTGCTGACCTGTTCACAGGTGATAATCTTACTCATGTTCTGTCCTCTCTTTCATGTATCACAAAGCAGGCCGTTTTTGCCCTTGCCCACAAATAGGCTCCCACAAAAACTGCCTGCCCTGTCTCTGTTCATGGTTTCCGTTCATTCTCTTATTTTCCTTTCTTCTCAACTCATGTAGCATGTAGCAACCATGTAGCTGTATTTTATATAAGAAAGCTATAAAAGAAAGTAATAATAAAAAAGGTTATGAAATCTCGGCTACAAACCAGCTACATGCTACAAAGCACCCAAAATCAGAAAAAAAGGTCACAAAAGACTGTCCTTTGGCTTATATGCGTCCTGTACCGTCAGGTCTTCCGCTCCAGCTTCTACTTCCTTGAACTTGCAGTCCATGATCAGCGTAGTCTGTCCGCCACCGCCTTTGGGGCGCTTTCGGACCACTTTGAAATGCACACCGATAGCATTTTTAAAGTTCTTCTGGTTCTCTGAGGAATACCCGTTCTCCTCACACCACTTTGTGTACAGCTGGTATGCTGCCGCCGTCCGAAGTTCCGATCCTTCCTCTTTTTCAAGCCACGCCTCAATGAACTGCCCGATCCGATCAGAATCATCCTTGTAATCTTCCGTGGCTTTTGTGACCGCCTGCGGAAGTTCCAAACCTCGCTGGCAGAACTTTTTGTACCCTTCCAGACACCAGTTAAAAATACCTGACAGGTTCTCCGGCTTTGCAAACTGCCCCTTCAGCCCCTGGTCCTGTTCTCCCTCTTCAAAGTGACGGTTGAACGGTATGATTTTCAGTCGGCCGGATTGGAACAAGGTCATATCATTGACATTGGGCAGGTAGTTCGTATTGATAAAGATCTTGAACACTGGCACAAAATCAAAGCTGTTCTCATTTAGGAATCGGGCATTGATGGTGTCGTTGCCGGTCATTCTTTTTACGAGAGCTGCATTGAATGTGATCTTCTTCTCCGGCTCAGAGATATTTACAAATCTGGAACCGACCAGACGAGCCACTTCTTCTGAAGGTCCACCTGTGTTTCCACCACGGAATTTCGCTGCCAGCATATCCGGGTTTGAGGTTTTGCCGTAGTCGCCCATGATCTTCAGGAAGGTTTCCATTGCAGTACCTTTTCCGTTTCGGGAAGTGGCACCGTAAAGGATAAACATACACTCCTGCGAGGTATCTCCTGTCAGGGCGTATCCCAAAGAACGCTGAAGGAAGTCTGCCAGATCTGCATCTCCACACATGACCTCCTTGATAAACGAGTGCCAGCGTGGACAGTCTGCATCCGGATCGTAGGTAATACCGGATTCCATTGTGAGATAATCCTCCGGCCGATGCTCCCTGAATTCCAGTGTTCGCATATCCAGCGTCCCATTTTTGCAGTTGAAGAAATACTTGTTCCTGTCAAATGCCTGCATGGAGATCGGATACACGGACATGGCATCTCTTAACATCGTTTCCCGGTTCTTACGCAGCTGCAGTTTTCGGACACGGTCGATGAACCGCTTTCTGGCATCCTCTTCGGTAATCGTCAGGGCAAACACATACAGCTTGTCCGCCAGCAGCTTTGCCAGTTCCGATACCTTGAGATTGCCTTTGTCCGGCCGCCAGACAGATCCGTCATAGACATACCAACCTTTACGTTCACTGTTGTACCGGGCAATCTGCTTGAAATAATCCGCAAACATATTGCCCATGCCGATCTCATTTCTGCCATACCGGGAATTTGTATGCGGTGCCATTTCTTCCAGCGTGATCGTGATCTTGGTAAGATCCGGCTGGAATTCGACATAGTCATCCTCATCCAGCTTGGAAAACTCCTCATCCACGATATCCTGTGCGTTGACAGGCATATAGACGGCCGAACAGGTATTGACGGTATTGCGGATAGAGATCGCGCCGTAGGTCGAACCAGCCTGTTTTCTGTCCCACTTGTCACGCATCAGACCGGAAGTACGGAAGATACGGTCCATCTGCTCCTCATCACAGCCACACCAGAATGCCAGAATAGACAGTAATGCCATATCTGCATCTGACTGGCTGCCATAGAGGTCTTCCCAGTCACCGGCAAAGAGTTTTTTGAACTTTTCCGAGTTGCTGGCTTCATTGGCGTGCGCGATGACAGCCTCATCATCCAGGTACGAATGGTGCTGGAAATGAGTCTGCTGCACCTGCTTGTTTCGCTTCATCAGCGTGTCCAACAGTGTCGTCATTGCGGTTTCATCGTTCGGGATCTCCCCTGTGCGGTAAACATCTCCCGTTACGGTGACGAAGCGATTTGTCGCACCGGGCATATACACTTCCAGACCCTTGCTACGGTTGTTGATGTAGTAGACCGTCTTGTCATAGACGTAGTCTTCCGGCACACAAAAGAAACCTCGCAGTCCTTTGCCGGACGGAGATTTTTCCACATAAGCCGTAGGAAAGATGGAAAGGACGGTATCCGCCGTATCGTTCAGCGTACCATCCTCCCGGATACAGTGGTCGATATCAAATGCTCCGATTCCGTTGCCAACAGCAATACCGATACCGTCATAGCCGCCCATTGCATAAGTGACGAGGGTATTCTTGAAATCTGAGAATGTACGCAGGTCATTAATCCTCGCCCGTTCCCCCGTTGCCGGGTTAAATGGCATCTTGGTCTTCTGGCCATTGCGCTTTTCAAACTTCCAGACACAGAAGCTACAGGTCGTTTTCAGCTTGCCCGGAATGTTCTTGATGTCCATCATGCCTGCGCCTCCCTTCCCATGCAAGCCTGCATCGCAAACTGCTTTTTAACAGCAGCTTCGATCTCCTGCTTTTTCTTGGCCGAGGTCACACGGCAGAGCCGGTTACACAGGACCATCTTGTCAATGGTCGTGATCTGCTCCACCAGCAGAATGGATTCTTCCAGTCCCTCATCCCGGAGCATTTCGCAGTCTCTCCCGGTGACCGGAATGTGTACCGGCAGCTCCAGCTTCTTCAGCTTAGAACTCATCGGAATCACCGTGATGATCGGAGAATTGCGGTTTGCCATATCGTTGCTGATGACCAGCACCGGGCGGTTCCCGCTCTGCACCGAGGTACCATAATGATTCCCCAGTTCTGCAAACCAGATCTCATACTGCTTCGGTATCTTTGGTACCGGCCATCTGGTAAGCGGCATCTCCTGAATCGGCACTCTATTAGGTGCCGGCTGACAGGATACTACTGCCCTTTTCTTGGTCTTCCCTCGTTGATTGATGTATTTATTAACGTGGATCTTTCGTCCATGTGCTGCTGACCGGGCATTCTTTTTCTTTCTCCCCATTGGGATCTCACCTCCAGTTTGATAGCAAAAAGGCCGCTGAAGATGGAATCCTCATAGCGGCCGTAAATGTAAAAAGGCATAAAAACACCGGATGCTTTCCAGTATCTTTATGCCTTTGTTTTCCTATTTTCCTAGTTTAAAGTATAGCAAAAAACCGATGTACAATTAAGAAGGAAAAGTTCAAAAACGGTTCGTTTCCGTTCGTAAAGTTCAGTTTTTGCAGAACTTTTTTTCCAGCTGCCGCATCTGCTCCTTGCTGGAGAAAAGCTCTTCTGAAAACTGCTGCAGCCCGATTTTTTTATGATAAAAGACGGCTGTTTTTCCCATATGCTTTCCATTCTCAAATTCGACCGCTTTCAGAGGAATCCGATCCAGACAGTGCTGTCTCACAACGATCTGTGCCTTACTGTCTCTGATTCGAAACGCTGCTGCATCAGCCAGCTTAAGCCACTCTCTTACCGCTGTATACCTTGCAAGACTTTCTTCTGCCTGCCGGTCATACATTTCCTTTTCACCCGGATATTTAGAATCCGCAGCCATTTCAAGATCCTGCCTCCACTGCATTTGTGTTTCCTCCGCCAGCGTTTTTACCCTGCTGTATTTCTGGCAGACTTCTTTTGCAAACTCCAGCATATCCTCTGCTGTTTCCTGTTTCATATTCCGTATCACCTTCTCTGATAGCGGCCAATTGTGTCGGCCATTCCAATAAGGGCATTTTCTTTCTCCCGGACTACCGTTCTCCGGGTCAGCAATTTTCCCTCCGCCCCTGTGATTTCCGACTGCTTCTTCCCATCCACAAACAACTGCTCCGCCACAAGCCGGGTCTGACCACGCAGACTGCGAAGCCCGATTTCAAAGAGTTCGATCTGCTCACAGACTTCATAGTAAGGTTCCAGAAACTGCTCCGTGCGCTGTGTCTGCACTTCCCGGTTCATGGATGCCAGCACCTTATCGCAATTAAGGACCGTTCGCTCCACCGGGTTCGACAGTCCGCTTGTCTGCACCCGTTCGGATTCCTCATGTGCGCCCTGTGACAATTTATAGATGATCTCTTCTTTCGTGTAAAACCACGATTTAGATTCTTCATACTGCTGTCGGAGCAGCTCCCGTCTGCGGACCAAACAGCGGTAGGAATCGGCCAGTTTTTTGACCAGCTCCAGACAATCCACCTGTCCAGGTTCATTGGCAGATGCTACATTCTTTTCCTCAGCCATTGTTCGTCCTCCTTTCTGATCGATCCTATTGGTACTTAGCTTGGTGCTTTCCCAGCGGCTTTCTTCTTTCTCCGCTTGGCTGCTTCCTGATGCACCCGCTCCTTCACCCCTTCGATCAGCCGGTCCGCATCCAGATCCGTAAGCGTCTCATACCACGGAGAGTGAAAGAATCGTTCCAGTCTTTCTTTCTCGTGCATTGCATCCCGGTTCTTTGGATTGACATCCAGCCGGTGAAGCGCCCACTTATAATCCTTGACCGCCTGCAGGATGATGGCATTTGCCAGGTTCTCATAGCAGGCAGTATTTTCACTGACAGCAACTTTTGCAGCACTTCTTACTCTGCTCATTTTTCAACGCCTCCCATCCTGTCATACCAGGGTGCCGGCACCTTCTCCGGAGCAGTTCCGTACTTGAAAACATAGATCGTGTGCCACGCAGTCTCATATAAAAGATCCAGCAAACGGCGGTTTGCTTCCGGCAGTTCATTTGCTTTCTTAATGAACTGCTCGATAAAGTGCTCCCGGTTCGCATTCCCCAGATTCTGGCTCTTTTCACTTGCAATGACCGCCTCTGCAAACTGAAAACAGATCTTTTTGTACTGCTGGACACAGTCGTATTTCCATGTGAGTGCATCCAGCAGGACCTTTCGTTTTCCGTCCGGGGTGAGCTTGGGCATATTCTGGATCTTGGATTTCTGATACAGTTCAATAGCCTGTTCTTCCTTACAGAATTCCTGCTGCATCCAGAGCTCACTTGCCCGGATATGGCACATCAGAAGTTCCACTTCATGCTCATAGGCTTGCTTCATGAGAAGATCACGGTTCATCCGCAGGTCTGCTGCCCTGCGGATCGGGTTCGCACCAAAGAGCTCACAAAGAAGTCCCTTTTCGCCAATCGGCCGAAACATTGCCCAGGGGATGAAGAATCCCTCCTCATCTCTTTTGGCTTTCATTGCCGTTACCGGCTTGGACTTTTTATAACGATAATCGCTCTCCTCTGCCGGACGGCGGTCCTCTGCATTCAAAAACAGATACTTTTTCATATTCTCTCCTATCTCCCCAGCTGTGCCTTGACCGCTGAGATCAGTTTTTCCTGTGTCATGTCCTTCTGCTCCAAAGCCGCCATGACATCCTCGTCCACCGTGTCCTTGGTGATGATATGGTGGATAGTGACCACATCCGTCTGCCCCTGCCGCCAGAGTCTGGCATTAGTCTGCTGGTACAGTTCCAGACTCCATGTCAGCCCGAACCAGATGAGGATGTGTCCACCCTGCTGGATGTTCAGGCCATGTCCGGCCGATGCAGGATGGATCAGAGCAACTGGAATGTTCCCGGCATTCCAGTCTTTGATGTCGGTACTGCTCTTGATATCCCGTACCGGAATCTTTTGCTTTGCCAAATGCTCCATGATGCGCTGGCGGTCATGCTTGAACCAGTAGGCCACTAGCACTGGCTGTCCGTTGGCCGCTTCGATCAGGTCTTCGAGAGCTTCCAGCTTGTGGTCATGGATGACTCGTGCTTTGCCGTTCTCGTCATAGACAGCGCCATTGCTCATCTGCAACAGTTTCCCTGTCAGTGATGCAGCATTGGCAGCATCTATGTCACCGTCTTTCAGCGGGATCAGCAGATCTTTCCGAAGCATATCGTAGAGTTCCCGTTCCTGCGTGTTCATCTCCACCTCGTACCGGCTTGGAATACAGTCCGGCATATGAAGGTAATCCAGTGCTTTCATAGAAATCGTGATATCCGAGATCCGCTGGTAGATCAGCTCCTCTGCTCCTTCTCTGGGCTTGTATTGGAACACAACACCCGTGGAAGGATTCATGGAAGAAGCCTTGAAATAAGCCTCCCTGTACCGGCCGATGAATTTGCCAAGCCGCTCCCCGCCATCCAGAATCCCGATCTCCGCCCAAAGATCCATGAGACCATTGGAAGAAGGGGTGCCGGTCAATCCGACCCATCGTTTCACATACGGGCGGACTTTCCGCAGGAATTTAAAACGCTGGGACTGGTAGTTCTTGAACGATGACAGCTCATCAATCACGACCATGCCAAAATCCCAGCGCATTCCGTTTTTCTCATAATACTCCACCAGCCATTTGATATTTTCCCGGTTGACGACATAGATCATCGCCGGGTGGTGGAGTGCCGCAATGCGTGTCTTTGTATCACCTACGATGACGGAAATATCCAGGCCTTGCAGATGATCCCACTTTTCGATCTCTGCCGGCCATGTATCACGGGCCACACGCAGCGGCGCGATGATGAGAACCTTACTGACCTCAAAGGTCTCCAGCATAAGGTCTTTGATGGCCGTCAATGTGATAACGGTCTTTCCTTAACCCAAGCCCATATCCAGAAAAAGGGCTGCGACCGGATGTGTTTTGATATACTCCGTACAGTAGCTCTGATAATCATGAGGAATGAACTTCATTTGGGCATCACCTCCTCCCCGGCATCCTGTGCCCGTGTTTCCGGCTTCTCGCTTTGTGTATTTCCCTGCGGCAATGTAACCGCCGGCAGCTCCGGGATCTTTGCTCCGATCCCCTGTGGGATAGGCTCGCCCGGTTTCCAGCAAATCAACGCATGGATAGCAGGCTGGATCTGTTCCGGGCGGTCTACGCAGAATACCGGAAAGCCCAGTGCCTCCAGCTGCAGTCTGCGTTTTCTCTGAAGGATACGCATCTGCTTGCCGGGAGCTTTCAGTTCCACAAAAGCACACTTGCCGCCGAGCAACAAAACCAGTCGATCCGGCACACCGTTCATGCTCTGACTGGTGAATTTAAGGGCCTGCCCACCGGCGGCCCTGACTGCTTCCACAAACTGCTTTTCAACTTCATTCTCCCTCATCCGGCTTCGCCTCCTCCGCCCGCCAGACACCGATGCGTGGGCGTTTCTTTTCCTGGTATTCCCTTTTCGGACGTTTCCTTGGGCGGTGCTTCTTCCTGCGTTCTTCCCGAACTACATTGCCGATGGCTTCATTGGCAGTCGGGTCCGGGTGGCTGTGGCTGACTTTCCTGTTCGGAGCACTTTCCTCTTTGTGTTCTGTAATCCAGTGAATGACATCTTCCATACCGTCACCTCACTGATTGATCTGCTTCCACTGCTGCGGCTCCATCGTGGCAACCTGCCAGCCGATGCCTTCCAGTGTGGTGGCGCGGTCATAGGAAACAACGTCCTGCGATGCGCGGGTCACCGCATTAGACAGACCGTACAGAGAAAGATCGCCGCCTTCAATGAGGTACTTGAGGATGCCTTCCTGCTCCTCGGCATTGATGCCATAACTCTGGGCAGTCAGCTGCACCACATCCTGCACCTTGCCGGTGATCGGCACTGCCATAGATTCCTGCAGGCGGCCGACCACCTGAGAAAAGCGAGCCTCATCGATGGCAGCCATCGTGGTATCGCGGAGTTTTAGCAGGAATGCCTTGTCTTCTGCTTCCATCGTCTCATCCGAATACAAGGCAAAGCTGTCCTCCACTGCTTTTGCCTGCCGTCCAACATGGTGGCGGCGTTCGCCCATGTCATTGACCACCATACCGTTGGTGCAGACCAGACGATATACCAGCGGCTGAATGGACACAGCTCCCAGTCCGACCTCGGAGTTGGAGATCATCACACCAGCCTGGACGATATCACCCTTGCGGACTTCCATCTCCAGACGGTGATTGACCACCTTGAGATACAGACGGTTCTCCGTTACCTCGCAGGACATGACCTCATACTGGTCGTTACCTGCAAACAGCGGCAGGACAGCTGTGGCAATCTCCATGTTGTCGATACGGCGGTATCGTTCCGACAGCAGTGCACGGGCTACCTGTCCGGCACCGTAATCCATAGAGCGGACCATGTAAGAGCTGGGCTTGTCCGCAAACCAGCTGTTCACGTTCTCGGCCAGAAGCTCCGGCTTCTGCGCCTGCATGAGATCATAGTATTTGGCCGGGATACCCAGTGCTGATGCCACCTGACGATGGAACAGCGAGGTCGTACCAAACACTTCCTGCTGGCTGGTCGTAAGATGGTTGATCTCAAAAGTCTGTCCATCCTCCCGGAGGCGCATTCCCTGCGCCGGACTGATAAAATCCTGCTTGGCCTGATTCTGACGGTTCAGTTCGACCAGGACTTCCTGCAAATTTCTTCCTGTTTTCATAGCAATTTTCCTCTCTATCTCTGCGGCGCATATTTATACGCCCGTTTATGCGTCCGTGTCCTTCCGACAAAAACGCCGTGTTTTTATAACTACAAGTGCTTATAATTCCCGGTTGATCATCTGCCGGATGATCCGAACGGCTCCCTGCATACGTCTACGGTTCAGCCGGGTATCTTGCAGAAGTGTGTCCAGAGCATCCACCTCGTCCCGGATGTCACAGAGGACCGACCGCTGATGGTCAGCCAGGCGTTCATTCTCCTGTTCCATGCGGTCGTACTCTTTTTCGTAATCATCGATATCCTGCACATTAGTTTCGATATATTCCTCGATCTCCCGGCGGAGTTCCTCTCCGGCATAGTCCTGCGCCGCATCCAGCAGATCCCGGATGCCAAAGGGTGTCAGGAGTTTTCCGTCTTTCATTTTTAGAACGTGAGGCATCTCGTTCCCCCTTTAATCCTTAAAGTAATAGCTGCCCTTATATCCGGCAGCATTCAGAGGAAGGTCTTTGCACCACTCCGGGTTAACAGACATCAGCTTGCAGACCTCATCCACTGTGTACTGATCCTTGGGTGCTTCGATGATGACTTCATCGTGAACGTGACCTACGATATTCAGACCATAGCCTTCCATCCGGGCCATTGCTTCTGCCAGAATGTCACGGGCGATCGCCTGTGTCGCATTCTCCACCAGCCGGCCGGAGTAGGTTTCCTGTCTGGCCCATTTGTGGTTCTGACCCACTCCTTCATAGGTCAGGCTCATGCGACCGAAGCGGTTCGGCTGCAATCTCGGCTTCAGATACGCCAGCTTTCTGTCAGAAGGAAGCAGCATCCAAAGCGTACCGGAATAAAACTCAAACGCCAGCTTGCCGATCTCCTGTCGCTTTCCGGTCTTGAACGCCTGCGTTGCCGCCTTTTCCACATCCCACCAATACTGGACGATCTTTGGATTGGCTTCCCGCCAGGAATCGATGATCTCCGGCAGTTCCTCTTCTTTCAGGCCCATCTGCAGAGCACCCATACTGATGAGCGCACCGGAAGAACCACCATAACCACAGGCCAGCTCTGCCACCTTTCCTTTCTGCCGAAGTTCCCCGTTGATGCCGTGCTTCACCACCGGCACATGAAACATCTGGCTGGCAGAGGCACAGTAGATGTCCTTTCCTTCCAGAAAGGCTTCCAGTCGCCAGTCCTCCCCGGCTTCCCATGCAAGCACACGGGCTTCGATGGCAGAGAAGTCAGCCACGATGAACTCACAGCCTTCTTTTGGGATCAGCATGGTTCGGATCAGCTGTGAAAGCACGTCCGGGGTGTTGCCGTAGATGGTCTCGACCATATCAAAGCACCCCAGCTTCACCAGTTCCCTCGCCTCATCCAGCGTGGAAATATGGTTCTGTGGCAGATTCTGCAACTGGATATTCCGGCCGGAATACCGACCTGTGCGGCTGGCCCCATAGAACTGGAACAGCCCTCTGGCTCTGCCATCTGAGCAGACACAGCGTTCTGCCGCCTGGTATTTCTTCACAGAGCTTTTTGCCATCTGGAGCCGGAGCTTCAGCATATCCATTGCCTCGGCATCCACTCCGTTCTTGTCCAGTTCATCAATCATCTGGGCTACATCCTTTTTTCCGAGCGTGTCCATCGGAATGCCACGCTCATCCAGCCATGACTTCAGCTGTGACACAGAGTTGGGATTCTCAAGCCTGGTCAGTTCGTAGGCTTTCTTACTCATAGCGTCCGAGAGCATCAGGTCACAGGCAATGGCCTGCTGCACCAGCTCCGTGTCGATCTTTACGCCCCGGTCATTGATACGCTCATTGACCCGGTAGTGCTTCCACTCCTGCACCGGCATCGGGAATTTCTTCAGCCGTTTATAAATGTCCACCTCAGTGTTAACATCCTGAATACAGTAATACTTAAACTTCTCCCAGTCAGCCGGGTAATGCTCCGGAAGATTCCGGGTACGCATCCCGTTGCTTTTCGTTGGCTTACAGGGCATGGAAAACAGCTTGATCAGCCGCTCACCTTCTTTGTCTTTCTGCTGGCTGGTCTTCAGCACAGTACCAACATCCTTTAGAGCCATTGGCAGAGTCAGCGATGCCGCCATAACCATCGTGCAGATCCAGCTGTCCGGCGACAGGAACTCTCCGGGTTTCAGATACTGTCCCGGCAGATGTCTTTGCAGATGCACAGAAAAACAGACCCGTTCAAAGGAAGCATTGTGGGCGATCAGGCGCACGTTTCCAGACTGGAAATCCTCCAGCAGCTCTTTCGGGAGCGGTTCTCCCGATGCAAGATCTGCACATCTGGTCTCGCCAAAACCATCCCCTTCATCGCTTGCCCAGGCGACCAGCAGGATCTCAAAGCTGGGGTCTGTGGCATAGCGGTACAGGCCGCATTTTCCGATATCCACCTCGCTGTAGGTCTCAATATCGATCAGCGTTTCTTTCAAATATCTCACCTCTATTCGATGTAAAAAGCCGGAGGACACTCTGGCATCCCCCGGCACGGTTACTTATCTGTATTTCTCTTAGCGAAGGTAATCCGGCAGTTCCTCACCGGCATCGCCGCCCAGAATATCCTCATCGTCCAGCGCGTCAAAATCAGACTCTGCCGATGCCTTGCCGGACAGACGGTCACCATCCTTGACGAACTGTACGTTCCCCAAGCCGGCAGCCACACCGCGGTTGCCATTGGCGTTAAAAGCGTAGAAGTTCACACTGACGTTGCAGTAGCAGCCGGAGTAGACCATCATCGGATCTGTCACAGTCTGGACATGACGGTCCACGACCTGCGGTGCATCCTTGCTGGAGGCATTCACAAAGAAATGCTCCTGATAGTTCTCGTCGTCCGGGCGGTCGATGTCACCGTCACGCAGAGGCAGCTTCAGGTTCGGCGGGATCTTACCGCCCCACTTACGGGTCTTGCCATCCTCCTTGGCTGCCTCCACTGCCTTGTGGATTGCCAGCAGGGTCTTCTTGTCCTCCTTCGGGATCAGGCAGGAAACGGAATACTTAGCCTCGCCGCCGTTGATGCTCTTTGCTTCAAAAATGTTTGCGAAAGAGATACGGCACGGAATCACGACCTTAGTTGCACTGGAAATCTTGTTAGCCATAATAAAAATCCTCCATCAATCTGTTTTTGTGTATTGCTGCTGCCCTCAGTCGAGGACAGCAAATTCATCTTCCGCAGTCTGCAGATCGACTGCCTCTCTGGGGTCCGAATCCGGGACAAGTGCCAGCTTACCGGGCGGCTTGACCACATACTCTCCCAGAATTTCCTGGAACTTTTTCTTCCCCATGAGCTTTTCAAAGGCTGTCAGGGAGATCAGCTCCGTCTTATAAATATCGGTATATCCGGCCTTCTCTGCCGCGGCCACCACCGATTTCATATCAAGGAACTGCCGCTTGCTCCTGCCTTCGACCACCTTATACCCATCCCAGCTGACACCATGATTGATGGCCTCGGAACTGACATAGGCAAAGATAGCTTCGATCCAGGATTCGATACGGTTCAGGGTCGGCAGCATCTTCTCAATGTCTGTCTTAGAAAGCAGTGCCGGGGATTTAAAGGTCGGCACGGAGGTGTCCGGGTCAAATGATGCTGTTGCATCTGTTTCCTCGGTTTCATCCTCCAGCACGCCGGCATCCAGATCCAGAAATTCTTCTTTCACCAGAGCCATAGCTTCATCGGCACAGGCTTTACAGGAAGTTCTGGCACGACAGAACCGACACCAGTCACCGGGAACCTGCTCGCCTTTTCCTTCAAAGGCCAGCTTTGCCCTCGGTCTGACATAGGTCTCTGCCCAGTCCAGCAGTTCCTCCACACTGCATTCAAACGTTGAGATATTTTCCAGTCTCGGCTGGATAATGGTCATGGACACCTTTTTGATGCTGTACAGATACCCGTATGCGTGATAAGCACCCAAGGCATACAGCATCATCTGCGGATTATGGTCACAGTTTACGAACACGCCCTTGCCATTCTTGTAGTCCATAACGTAGAGCGTCCCATCTGCGATGATCACGCAGTCGCCGGTACCAAAGCCAGATGGAACCAGGTAGCTGTAATCCAGCCGTTCCTCCACCATGATCAGTGGATGCGGACAGGTCTCCTTGATGCGCTCCACCGTGGAAATAATGAACTCCGCATAGATATCCGTGTTCGCTTCCATCTCCTCATCCTCATATTCAGAGATTGGGCGCTTCACACGTTCATGCAGATATTTCCGCAGCTTGTACTCGCCCAGCGCATGGGCGGCTGTTCCCTCCTCGGCATACACCGAGGATTCATTTGGAAAGTTCTGCTCCAGCCTTGCAGATGGCGTGCAATTCAGCCACCTCTTCGAACTGGAAGCAGAAAGGATTGCATGTACTTCCGGCATGATGACCTCCCTTAAATCTGGGAGACATCTGCCAGAAATGCTTCGTACTTCTCTGCAGGCAGGTCAGACAGCTGGGCCACACCGTAGGTCTTCAGAAGCTGACCGATCTTCTCGTTGTTATCACGCTTCTTCTTGATCTTGGCGACAATGACCGCCGTGATCTCGTCCTTGGTGATCGTCACTGCAGACTGTGTTTCCTCTTTGGCAGCAGGTGTGCCCTTGTCCGTGGTTTTATCGGACGGTGCTTCTTTCTGGCCGGTATCTTCTTCCCACGGCAGCGCATCCGCATCATCCACCGGATGTTCACCTTCTGTAGGTTCTGAACTCTCGGAGTTCACTGCTTCCTCTGCCTCGTCAGAGTCTTCTACCACAGGCACCTCTGCGACTTCCTCGATGGCCGAAGGAGCCGTCTCTTCCACTTTTTTGGTTTTCTTGACCGGCTTCTTACGGGGATGCGAAACCGCCGGGCCTTTCTTTTCTGTTACAGGCAATACCGGCTGCTCTGCCACCGGAAGCTCCAGCTCGTCCTCCGTCTTTGCATTTGCCGCCAGCATATCCAGCTGCTCGGATACGCCGGCAAACATCTGCGCCAGACCATCAAAGACCTCGACCAGACCGTCCACGACTTTTTTCGGAGCGTTCAAAGCATTCAGTTCGTCCATCATGCGTTTGCCTCCTCTCCGGTTTCTTCCTCATCCCCCCACAGGTCATCCAGATAATCGGCCTGTGCCTTCAGGACTGCCAAAATGACCTTCTCGCACAGACCCGTTTCCTTGTGGATGTGAGCCAGCATCTCATCGAAGTCGATGTCCTCTACCGGGTCATCTGCTTCAGCATCCGGCTCCTGTCCGAAACCGTAGTTGTACGAGGTCATACGCTCATCCATGTGGAGGTGCAGGTTCTTGATGCTGAGCGAAAGGAACGGAACACCAGACGGGCGTGCCGGCATCGGCTTATCCTGCTCCTGAGTTTCCGTTTTTTCCTCTGCCTTGGCAGGAAGCGGAACCTTTACCACCTTGGCGTCCTTCAGCATCTCGCTGATCATTTCCTCCAGAGTCATGCTCTTCTCGTTCTTATTCTCCATTGTCTTCCTCGCTTTCTGTAGCTTCCTGCTGCTCTTCGGTTTTATCTTCCATCGGTATGTGGTACTGCTCGGAAAGTCTCTTCAAAAGCAGCTCGACCATGCGTCCCGGCTCCGGGAGGTTGCAAACGGGCTTCTTCAGCTCATGTGCTCTCTTGATCTCCGCCGCCATCCCCTCGGATATGGTTTCGCCGAACACCCACACTTCATCCGCTGCTTCCAGCCACTCCATTCCAAATCGGATTCCTGTTGCACGCTCCTGTGCATCCTCATCCTTTAAGAACTGAGTAAAATACAGATGCGGAGCCAGTGGCAGGACTCCCATCGTGGCAAGAATCCTGCAGGCTGTCTTAGCCCGCTGGATGTTTGCTTCCATCTGTGCCTTCCTGCACGGCGGATCGTTTGCCGTCGGTTGGTACGGCGAGCAGATAAAAATCTTCTTCGGTGCTGATGCCAGCGGGAACCCGCCGGGCGGACGAGCCTCCTTAGAACCTTCTATCTTGGCGGTTGCATTCGCCTTATTCATGCGTTCTGCATTCATAGGTTTTTCCTCCTGTCGATGTACTTGAGAGGTGGCCCTCTCATAAAGACCACCGTTTTGGGGCAAAAGTTAAGTAGTTCTTCAAAAACTTTTTCTCATTTTTTTGAGAGCACCTTTCATCGCATAATGGACAGCTGGTTTTGTTATCCCAAGCTCCTCTGCAATCTCCTGCAGCGTCATACCTTTATAGAAGTAAAGCTGGATCACCTCGGTCTGACGCTCTGTGAGCTTGCTCATGGCAGCGTACAGACGGCGAAGTTCCCTGTCTGCCAGCATCTCGGCATTGTCTTCATCCAGAAAATCCACCATAACGGCCGCAGACCAGTCGGAGCCGTCACATTCCAGAGAAACATTTTCTGAATCTGCCACACGCTTATTCAGGTTATGCTCCATCCGACGCTCACCTTCCATCAGCAGACGGACACTCCACTCAACATCCTCGAATGCTTCTGCCGGGATCACCTCGTAGGTCCCATCCGTAAAGTCATAGCGGTAATCGTTGCAGCGATCCACCGCCATGACTGTATGTGAGCCATCCACCTCATACACCGCATAGCCATTCTCATAAGCAGTCAGCTTTGCTCCATTTACCATTGTCTGTGCCACTGCCATCGGCTCCTTTTCCATAAGGGTCTTAAAGGTCGGAAGTTTCTTTTCCACCACAGTATCGATCTTTGTCTTCAGCTCACGCAGGGTGATATGTGCGTTGAGAGCCACCTGCTCTGCAGCCTGTGCCGCGCTTGCTGCCATCTGGCTGACTGCCACCTGCGGTTGATGGATCTCCATCACACCTACTCCACCGTTGATTGCTACTGCTCCAGTCATCATGTTCATCATTGTTTTGTCCTTTCCCCCGGACTTCTGGGAGGGAAGGATACTGAAAGCTCTGGCTTTGAAGAACATACATGGCAGATTCGCCGCATCCTCATGAAACGGACAGACTCTGCGGTCAAAAGGCGCAAAAAGCCCGGTTCTAAAGAAGGTTAGAATGATCCCATGTTCAGTCCTCCAGCTCCAGCAAATAGCTCTGCTGTGCTGTCAGATTGCTTATGGTATCCTTCGCCTGCTCTAGAATCGGGCTTACGATATTTTTTTATTTGTCCGAGGTACTGCCGACAGGTGCTTTCGTTTTGGCTCTGTGGGCTTGTCCCTTGAACTGACTATATGATAACAGGATGAGCAGGGAACCACCTCCCCTGCAAATAGGAATCCAGCTCTCAAAAATCCACATACTTGTAGATTTTTCTATCGAGCTTCTAAAAATGGGCAAAAAAAATCCACACCGCCGTTTTTTCTCGACCGTGTGGATCATATTGCCATCTTTAATGCTTCGTTCTGTGCCATCATACGCGCCATCTTCAGCAGCATCTCCTTGTTCTCTGCATTCAATCCTGAGAACAGCTTGCTCATCTCATCATCTTCTGGCTCTGTATGTACCTGCACCCGATCCGGCATCAATGAGTCAACCGGAACCTCCAAATTCTCTGCTATGTCGATGAGAGTTTGAACTCCCATCTCGACTTCACCTTTTTCGTATCGGGAAATGACCTTGTTGCTGCAGCTTCCGCCCATTTCCTCTGCAAACTGCTCCTGGGTCAGTTTCGCCGCCTTTCGTGCTTTCTTTATGTTCTCGCCAATGATTTTCTGATCCGATTTCCAGACTTTCGCCAACAAGGTCACCTCCTTCCTCTTTCGTGCTTCTACTTCATAATATCCTGTTTGTGTCTTTTTTGACATCGAAACAGATTGCGTATTTCGCGCTGAAATCTGCAATTTCACTACAGGTTTTTGTCAGAATTATGTACATTAACGATTCTGCTGTGATTTTTACTCCTAGAGAACAAAAAAGCCGGAACAGACAGAATGACACACTTATCCCTTGGTTGTATAGCATTGCTATATCCTAAATATTATCCAAGTTGTAAGTATGTAATCCTGTCTGCTCCGGCTCCACTCTTTGTGGTTTCCAAGCCACATGGTATTGCTCACAAGCAGCAGTGAAATGCACAGATGTGCTAAATATAAATCTGGTTTCCTCTGATATTCAGTGCGATTAAGGCTCATGCCTGCGCAATAATTGATAGGGCTTCTCTACCTTCTATTGCGGCCGCACTGCAGGGTCACCTAGAATATCTGCTATTAAAAAATTCTATCTTTTATCTCTTTGTGACGTCTCATTTTCCCCCGATGTCCATGTATAGGATCATGCACCTTGAGAATAAATTCCCGCATGGATATGCTACAATTTTTTGTAACAAGGCGAACATCACCATCGCCAGTTTGGCACTTGCAGAATAATTGTCCATCTTCATTTCTAATCTCATATTCACTTGCCATAGACTGTCCTCCTATTCTGGATCATCAATGTCATCATCCCACCAAGCAGCATCATCTGTCTCCTTTTCTTCCGGCTCTGGTAGTGGGGTAAATACTGACTCACATTTTGCCTCACCAATCCAAGGAACCATAAATTCATCATCTACGTCTCCTGTTTCCAAATTGATGAGAATAATTGTTACTTCAATTTTCAAATAGCATTGTTCAAGCCTCTTCTGAATCTCACAGAACGCCTCGCTATCGTTAACTACTATTGATACTCGATCATATTTATACTGATAATCAGCAAAAAGTCCAGCAACCCTCGACAATCGTCTCATAACATTCATTGCTTTCATCGCACCAATATGTGCGTTTACTCCGTGAGGTGGAGTTTGCACTCTACAAAATTCAAACCCCCAAATGCCATCTCCCCTCGGAATAGCATCGGTTTTGAGTTCCATATCAAAGACGAAACCTCCTGCAATCGTCCTATGATATTCCGGCTCTAAACGAGCCACACTATATCCCCTGTTTAAAAGCGCCTTGATAATAATATCCTCATAGACACTTTCTATCTCCGTGCCATGAGCCAATCGATTCCGCATATTCCCCGACGAGCACATTCCATGTGCCTGCATCAGCATCTCAAACGTAATCCCACAATTCTTATCAGCGTGCGCCGCAATGTCTGCAATTAAACTATCCGAATTTGCACCCGCTGTTTTTTTGTTCACAATTCTGGATAGAGTCGAAGCGTTTACACCAATTTCCTCTGCAAACTGCCTCATACTCCGCTCAGGTCCCTTAGCTCTAACAACATACTCTGCCAGCAGATCCTTATCGGGTGGTTTTATCCGGCTGTACTGTGTTGCCAAGTTCCTATAGATTATATTTAATGGTAGCCCCTGACGAAGTGCCTCCTGGACGTTTTCCGGGTACCGGCTGATTTCTTCTTCGCTCAGAGCCACTTTCTTCTGGTCATCCATCTTATCGCCTCCAATCGCTCATGTTGCATCTGTTGCGTACATTTATTATATGCAACAGATAATATCTTGTCAATAGGTCACGCAAAATTTATTGCATATTGTTGCCTTGTGTTGCGTATCATGTTTTTGATGCATCACCAACAACTTATCTTCATATTAAAATCTTTTGCTATCACCTCTTGACTTATACAACCTTCTATTGTATTATAGGAACAGTAGTTCACGAACTGTTGTTCTTAGTATATAGGAACAGTTGTTCCTTGTCAAGTAGG